ACGCAAAGCGTTGTCGTACCACTTGTCATCTCCGATGACTTTTACTTCAGGTTTCCAGCTCATAATTAATCTCCGATTAATGAAAAGTGTGTTTTTGTGGAACAAATTGGATGACAACACCCAGCTGATTTATCAGCTCAAGCGTGTCTTGGGTGATGGTCTTGGTCCCAGCTATTCTTGCGAATAGCTCGGCAGTCTCATCTGCTGGGTAAGCAACTTGCTTACCATAAACTTCACGAATGGTGAGTGACATTTGCATGGCTAACCTCCGGTTAAATGGTGTCGATGATGATGGTGATGAAATAGCTGGCCAAAAGGCCAGTAACTACTCCGGTGAACCACATTTTTATGCAAAGCATATCTAGTCGGTCTTGGCTAATTCTCATTTTCTGTTCTCCTCTCGTGCTTGTTTTTTTCGTGCTTTCACTTCGTTCAAGCACAAAAAACAAGCACGAGCGAGTCACACTACACACGTGTGAGTCACACGTCAAACAGGGGACGGTGAGTTCATCTCACTGTTGATTTAGGCGGGTGTGTGAGCTAATCTCCCTTTTTATCTTTGATAAACAAACTGATGGTGGAATTAAATTAAATGCCGAATGGGAAAACTGGTTTACCAGTTGGAAGGCCAAAAGGTAGCAGGCAGGCGCTAGCCGAAAGTTTTATACTTTCGCTACAGGACGCATGGAAAGAGAAGAAAACCGAGATAATTCAAGAGGTTATAGCTACAAATCCGGTCAAATTCATGGAGATGATATCCAAACTTGTCCCAAGACAAGTACACGCAGAGGTAGTTATTGATGGCGAAATCACGCATAACCATGTCCATGTATCCGAAGTTGATGCGCTCCTTGCGGGACTTCCCGAAGGCGGAGAAACACGGGTACTTGAGGACGTTGATGAGGACGGATCTATACTTCCTGATCCGGTACGGATTAGGCAGAGAAGACATTCAACGTAGTTGGTTGTTCGATCGTTGCTGGGAAATCTACGATAACCCTAACGGTTATCTTGACCTGTGGGCCCGGGAACACTACAAGTCGACCATAATTACTTATGGTCTTACAATCCAAGATATACTGGCCAGTCACGGCGATAATCCACTTGAAAAGTGGAAAGGAATAGAACCTACCTTCGGTATCTTCAGCCACACCAGACCTATAGCCAAAGGCTTTCTAAGGCAGATTAAACGTGAGTTTGAAGCAAACGAACTGCTCAAAGAGCTGTTTCCAGATATCCTATGGGCCGCACCCCAGCGTGAAGCACCTAAGTGGTCAGAGGATGATGGTATCATCCTCAAGCGTAAGTCGAATCCCAAAGAGTCAACCGTCGAAGCACATGGTCTGGTTGATGGTCAACCAACATCGAAGCATTTCTTTGTGCGTGTGTATGATGACGTGGTAACCCGCGAGTCAGTGACATCTCCAGAGATGATTAAGAAGACCACTGAAGCTTGGGAACTAAGTAATAACTTAGGTGTTGATGGTGGCTATGAACGGACCATCGGTACCCGGTATCATCTTCATGATACCTACAAGACTATGATGAAGACTGGAGCTTACAAACTACGTTTGTATCCCGCTACAAAGAATGCCCAGCCTGATGGGGAACCCATACTACTCAGTAAGAAGGCCCTCAAAGAGAAGTACATCAAGCAGGGCAGCTATACCTTTGGTTGTCAGATGCTACAAGATCCAATAGCAGATAAATCCCAAGGCTTTAAGAAGGAATGGCTGCGCTTCTATGCGGCCCTACCCTACCCGCCCGAGGAGTGCATGCACATGAACAAGTTGATACTTGTCGACCCTGCTAATGAGAAGAAAAAGAAGTCGGATTGGACTGCTATATTTGTACTAGGGTACAACCAAGACCACCGGATTTACGTGCTTGACCTTGTCAGAGACAAGCTCAACCTCAATGAGCGGACCACCAAGCTGATGGAGCTCCACAAGAAGTGGAGACCCAAGCAGGTAGGCTACGAGAAGTATGGTAAAGACACCGATATTGAACATATTGAATATGTTCAAAAGGAAGAGAAGTACCGGTTCACCATTACACCACTAGGTGGTGCCATGTCCAAGAATGACAGGATACGAAGACTGGTCCCTGACTTCGAGAACGAAGTTATCTGGATACCCGAGGTCCTGACGTACACCAACTATGATGACGATGAGGTTAACCTCATCAAGGACTTCATTGAGGAGGAGTTCCTTGAGTTCCCGGTCAGTAACCACGATGATATGCTAGACTGCTTAGCAAGGCTAAGGGATGAAGATATCAAGATGACGTTCCCGGGCGCGATATACGGCGAGAAACCACGAGTTAAACGAGCACTGGGTGGCTTTAAGAAGCCACAGCGAACAAGGGGTAAAGCAGCATGAAGAATGAAGATATCGTTACACGATTTGAACACCTCGTCTCGGAGAGAGTCGGCGCCGTTGAAGGAGTCTGGGACCAGATAGAGCGGTTTGTGTTGCCACTACGCAGTGACTTCTATGCGACCTTGTCCCAAGAGGCCAGTGTCGACTGGGACCGTAGGGAGATTTATGACTCAACTGCTATAGCAGCTTGTCAGTCACTGGCTGCCAGTATTCAAGGTAACCTTGTGAGCATGGGGCAGCGCTGGTTTAACCTGACCTTCAGGGAAGACGAGCTGCAGAAGGATGATGCCGCTATGGAGTGGTTGGATGAGGTTGCCGATAGAATCTATCGAGCCCTTGATGAGGCTAACTTCGATGTTGAAGTGGCTGAAGCCTTCCTAGACCTCGTGGGCTACGGCACTACCGTTATCACGGAAGAGATTGACGAGAAGGGTAACCTGATATTCGCTGCTATCCCCATCAGGGAATGCTACTTTGAAGAAGACCACCAGAAGCAAATCTTCCGGGTATACCGGAGATTACAGTGGACGCCTGTGCAGATACTCTCCAAGTTTGGGGACGATACACCAGAGCAAATCAAAGAGCTGGCCAAGGCACCGAATGGAAGCACCGAAAAGAAGACAGTCATATTTGTGATATATCACAGAGAGGGTAAAGACAATGTCGACACCGACAAGCCCATCCCACCAAATAATAGGCCAGTTGGGTATAAGTACATCTACAAAGACACCCAAGAATTGCTCGGTAAGGAAGGCGGGTACTACGAGATGCCGGCTTACGTGGCAAGATGGCGTAAGACAGCGGGCTCAAAGTGGGGACACAGCCCCGCTACGATTGCACTGGCTGACATCCTGACACTGAACCAGATTAAGGAAGCTACATTGGAGGCTGCCGGTAAGGCGATTGACCCACCGAATCTGGCTGAAGACCAGACCATCATCGGGGACATTGACCTTGAGCGTGGTGGCCTGACCATCATGACGGACATCGACAAGCTGGTACCGTATGAATCGGGCTCAAAGTTCGATGTGAGTAACCTTGAAATCAGCATGCTGACCAATGCTATCAGGGAATATTTCTTTCAGGACAAGCTGGAGCTTAAAGAATCTCCGGCCATGACGGCCACTGAAGTGAATGTAAGATACGAGCTGATGCAGAGATTGTTAGGCCCGGTATACGGTCGCATTAAGACCGACCTGTTAGATCCGATGATTCAAAGGACGTTTAACGTCCTTTATCGGGATGGCCAGCTGCCGGATGTACCGGATACGGTGAATGCAGCTGACCTCGATGTTGAGTACAGCGGTCCATTGGCACTGGCCCAGAAGGCCACGATTGCTGAGGCCATCACGCGCTTCTTTGCTGAGAGCGCACAGCTTGCTGAGCTGTTCCCAGAGGCTGCTGACATCCTTGATGTTGATGGCAGTATGCGCGAGATAGCAAGGCTAAGAGGCGTACCCGCCAAGGCGCTCAAGTCCGAAGAGGACGTTGAGGAAGAGCGCGAGAAACGACAGGAACAGCAGCAGCAAATGCAGCAAATCCAGACTGCGCAAGAGGCTGGTGGCGCCATGCAGGCCATTGGCGATGGCGCGCAGAAGTTACAGGGGGTGAATATGGGCAGCGGTCAGCCCCCGGCAGCTGAGGCTGAAGTAGCGTGAAGAGAAAAACGGCTACAAAGCCGGCAACCAAGGTAACCCACACCCCCACCACCCGCTTGGAGATGGAGCAGGAGTTTAAATCCCTGTTCAACACCCCGCTGGGCAGGACCGTACTGAAGTACCTCAATGACCGCTACTATGACAACAAATTTACCGATGAAAATATCGACCGACAGGTCGGCAGGAGAGATGTAATGCAAGATATAAACAGCCACTTGAGGGATAGAAATGAATGAGACTACACAGCAGAATGCGGGCGCCGAAGGCGCACAGGAAACACAGCAGGGCACGGAAGGAACGCCTGCTGAATCAACGCAAGCCCCGGCGAATTGGCGTGACGGGTTACCCCCGGAACTAAAAGACGTTGCAGCGCTGCAGGACATCACCGATGTGAATGCATTGGCGCAGCAGTTTGTTGATACCAAGGCGATGGTCGGCAGCTCAGTCAGGATACCGACTGATGAGGCTGGACAGGATGACATCACAGCTTTTGTTGACAAGATTCTGGACAAGAATCAACTAGGCTTGATGCGTAGACCGGATAAAGACAACCCGGAAGCTATGCGTGAGG